ACCAAACAATCCTTCAAGTACAAGTTTATTTGTTTGTGTTCCGTCTAGTGTTCCAGTGAAACCAAATCTCCACTTACACTTATGTAGTTTAGTCATAATCTTGGTCAGAGAGGTTGCTTTAAATTGGTGTGCCTCATCTCCTACAACAACATCAAATTGTTCGAACCATTTCTTTGATTCTTTATATATTGATTGCCATGTACTAATAATTATTTTTGCTTCAGGACAATTTTTTGCTTGACCTTGCATGATGTTATGGATATAATAGGTCTGTCCTTCTTCAGAATAATCAGTTATATCTGATTGCATCTGATAAACGAGACTAGTTGTTGGGACGATAATTAATGCTTTATTACAGATAGAAGAATCAAGGAGATATTTGATGATTGAATATATTATAAAAGATTTACCTGAAGCAGTGGGCGAAAGGATGAGTGCACGATGATTGCGGAGAGCATATGCTGTTGCTCTGAGTTGGTAGTCTCTGGGAATATATTTACCCTTCAAGACTTCTTGCAACTCATGGGTAGAGATGTCATTGATATGGTTCAATCCCCCATGTATCACACATTCATAGTCCCGATTTTCGCAGAAATGTTCGATGCGTCTCATCAATCCATTATAGATTGTGTAGTTAGATTTGTTGAACAATCTAATCTTGCCATCCCAAATGCGATTGCGATATGAGGGCATAAATTTTGCTCCAGGAACTGTAAAGGTAAAATAGTCCGAAAGTTCCTGAGCAATTCCTCGCTCACAATCTACTTTTACATAGACCTCATCTTTCGGAAATATTTCAATTTTATCCATTAGTAAATTTTAACCAATCAATGGCATTTTTAATTTGGAAACCACGATTGTTAATTGATTTGAGAATACCTTCAATGTAATCTACCTTTTCTTCCTGAACATTCATCTTTAATATTTTATCGACATATAAACCATCTGATTCAATATAAGTATCTATTTCGTTCTTCAGAAGTTTCTTATAAAATTGTTCACGACCAAGTGCTTGTAATTCATTTTCGTCCATTTCTCCAAGATAATATTCTGTTAATATTCTCTTATGTTTTTTAACTTCTGCACGCATACGAAATAGTTGAGTTCTTTCAACCATATAAATTTTCATAAACTTGTTGTGTATGACTGGAATCTTAGTTGATTCATCACCAAGTTCAGTCTCATCAATTTTGCAATCTTTATCCCATTGGGACATTATTTCTTCTATTTTCATAATTATAAATCCATAGTATATTAGTTTAGGTATTAGTAGAAGTATACTATATTATGCGATGGTTGTCAACTGATATTTTCGATATGCAAAACTTACTGTTCCAAGTAAATATTCGACATCAGTTGCTTCAATTGTAAAATCAACAGAGGAAAGTGCCACTGGATACATGTCTGTAAACTTAACTTCTATGTTTGGTTTATAACTTGCTGTGGTTATAATTAAAGATCCATCAGAGTAAGTGTCACCTTGTGGAAGATTATTATTTGTTGTATTTCTTAATGCTGCACTCTGATTAAAATTATCTGGATAACCTAGTCCAATCATCCAATTATAGATTTCTTGAAAGTTTTGTAAATCTTCATCAACACGAAAATTAAGACTTAATAATCCAAATTGTAATTTGTCTCCAGGAACTGGTAATTTGATAAAAGTATTATCAACAGTATCAATCTGTCCCATTGAAAGATCTGGAATAGATGCAGTTGTACAGAAATAGTTGATGTGTGGTAATCTCTGTATTGAAAACTTAAATCCTATTGGAGATAAGAAATTTGTATTGTTTGGTTGAGATCCTTGTAATGCCATTTTGTGTCCTGTTTAGTATTAACTATTTATAAGAGTTATTGGCATCTAAGTTTTTATTTTCTATTTCAGTAATTTCTTTATGTGATAAATCAGGTCTGAGAGATTTAACCCAATCGTACATTTTCCAAAAATTACTTGTATATTCATTTGACATATAATTATATAGGCAACAAAAAGGGAGACCGAAGTCTCCCTAATCGTTTGGTTGATAAAGATAACTTACATTAAGTTAGTTACTTTAGCAAGTCTGTAGTAGATGTTACCATCACCAGAACCAAGTCTTGCTGCGATACCATTAGCATCGTTAGTAGCAAATGGGTTAGATACCATTCCGTATCTTGTTTTAAACCCAATTTTTGGTTGGAAAGTATTTTCCCCTACTGCACGTACCATTTGTAGAGGTACATATGGGCAATAGAACAGACCAGCATCAAAGGCATTAGAACCTTTGTAACCGATAGTGTAATAGTTATTAGTTGTATCTGAGAAGTACGGATCGATGTACACTCTTATACGACCATTTAATACACCAGCGAATGTGTTACCTGTATCATCAACATTTAAGTTGTTGTTCAGTGCTGGAGCGTAATCCAATACACCTGCCATTTGTAGAGCAGAAGCAACATCTGAAGATGTTATCATGATGTTACCTTTCCCTCTACGAGTTGCTTTAGCAAGTTCGTTTGCATCACGTTCGATTTGGAACATTAAACCTTTGAACTTCTCAACAGACCAACGTCCATTTGAATCAGTGTCAAGGTCAAAAGTACCAGCAGTTGTAACGTTCTTCTGAGCACCTGCAACAGCAGAATAGTTAATAGTTCTAACTACTTCTCTGTTGATTTCAGCAAGAATTTCAGCAGAAAGAATATTTGATAATTCTTGTTCTGCATCTAGACCATGCACTGCTTTAAGATCTTGTGCAAGTTCCATTGTGTATTCTGCTTTAAGAGCACGAGAAACTGCAGTTACTGCTACTTTCTCAATGCTAAATGCCATTTCATTAAAAGCATTTGTGCTTGAATCACCTAGTTTTTCTGCATCAGCAGTAGACATACCTGTCTCTACTGTATAACCAGAACCAGAAGCACGATCGTTAGGATCTGTTCCTGTTTGTCCTGTACCTGCAGATGCGTTTGCTGCTTGTATAGAGTTTGTGTTACCCGAAGCACTAGCAGAGAAAGAACCATCTGCTTCATTGAAGAGTGCTTCTGTTCCTGTTTGTGATGAATAACGTGAACGCATAGCAAAGATAAGTCCTGTTGGACCTGTCATTGGTTGTACGCCAGCAATATCGTAAGCGATTAAGTTAGGCATAGATCTACGAACTAGTGAAATTAACACTGGGTCGAATATATCTACACTTCCGTCTGATGCAGTAGATGACGATGCACCCATTGCATTACTTGGTGCTGCTTCACCTAATAGTGATACACCATGTGAACCACCTTGATGGGATGCTTGTTCCCTTGCAGCATTTTGTTGGTTTTCCAACAATTGAGCAGTTACAGAACGCTTATGAGAATCTTCGATTTTCGGAAGGTCTGTGTGCTCAATGACTGGTTGCCACTTTTTAATCAGAGCATCATGAGTTGCCATTTTTGTTGTCTCCTTTGGTTTCTCTTTTTACTTGTTTATATTTATAAATGTTTACTTCTTAACCGATCTTGTGATTGCATCCATGTATGCACTCATTTCTGGTGATGGTTTCTCCTCTTGTGAATCAGAAGATTCTAATTCAAGTGGTTCTTCATCAGTAGAAGCATCCTCTGTAATTTCTTCTTTAGGGAAGTAATTACTTTTCAGTGTTTCCAACTTCTTCATATAGTCTTCATCAGAATCAAACTCAACTCCTTCGGAGAGTGATTTCATCTTTTCGACTTGTGAGTCAGTCAGACCTTCACACACAATTCCCAAAGCAATTGTTTTCTTCGCAGAAACCAATTCCTTACGAACTGAAATGTTCTTTTCTACTTCTTCGTTTACAGAAGATTCAAGTTCGCTAACTTTAGTTGCAAGTTCGTCAACTAGGTCAGTTTTCTCTTCTGGAACGTCGATGTAGTTCTCTGTAAAGAGATCTTTGAGTCCTTTCATGAAGTTCTCAACAATCTCAGCACGAATACCCTGCTCAACAGCGAGTTCGTTATCTTTCATCCACTCTTCAACGACATACTCTAAGTAGTCATCAAGTTTGTTTGAAAGTCCTTCAACAATTTCTCCCTTTTCTGCTTCAAGTTCTGCTTCCATGTCAATAGAAACTGTTTCCAGAATCTCATTAACTTTAGAAACGACTGCTGCTTCAAAGATAGTAGTTGCTTTGGTTACAAATTCTTCAGAAAGATCTTCGCTACCGAAGATTGCTTTCATATCTTCAGAGACTTCTACATCATCAGATGTAATTTTTTTAATCTCTTTGATTGAGGTTTTTTCAGCGTCTTCTTCAGTTTCCTCTTTCACACCTGACATGCCTTTATATGTTGCCATAAGTTTGGACTTGTCCATACCTGCAAGCATATTTGACATTGCTGTGATAAGAGCAACCTTAGTTTTAGGCATAGATGAACCTTGTGCTGGTGCACTTGATTTATCACCTTGCTGTGCTTCACCTCCAGGTGCGGTTGCCTTTTTTGCTTCTGGATCAGGTACTTCAGCGTCTACACCAAATGATGCTTTTTTTGCTTCATCGATGCTTTCTTCAGTTTGATTTTCATCTACTGAAGTAATTTTCTGCTCTTCGTCCTGTTCCATCATTTCCTTTTCTTTATCGGACATGTTGGATATCTCCTTGTAAGTTTATCATTTACTTAGTATATTTATAATTTTCAAAGTTTCGTTATAAAATCTTTAAAAACTTTCAGTTTTTGTTCCTCAAGTTCGGAACGAGAGGCAGTCTTAATTTGCTTTTCGTAATCAGAGACTGTTGCTTCTCTTATGACACCATTTTCCCAAACCCACTCCTTTCCTTCCATAATGCCTTGTACAAATGCATCTGGAGCAGAAGGATCTGCAACGATGTCTGCTGCAGTAGCAAGGTAGAAATCTTTTTGGACTTCTGCAACCCCTTGCCTGTTTTGCTTTAAAGATCCCATACCACGAGAAGAAACACCAAGTGATGCACCCTCATTCATAAGACCTTTTACGATAGCACCCATAGGAGTTTCAGTCATAATTTTTGCTTTACCAATAAAATTAGCACCATCTCTTTCTAATTTAGTAATCATATGAGAGACACGTTCTAAGTTAATAGTTGGTCCAGCAGGATGTCCGAGTTCGCCATAGGCACGATTCTTTTCTACATATTCTTTGTTGTATCTTTTTACTTCTTTATCTAAAACTTCTGCAGGATATACACGACCATTTCTGTTCTTAATATTTCCTTGCATGAAGACACCTTCGATGAAATAGTTTTTAGCACCATTTTCGTCCTTCACTTCAGTAATATATTCTACGTTTTCTGTAACTTCTGTTATAAGTTTCATGATTGTTTTCCTAATTTTAACATGATAGTTCCTGTACCACCAGTCTTAGTGAACACTACATTTGCTTGTTCATCGCCACCACTAGCAACCGAAAATCCAGATCCTTGATAATCATGATTACCAGATCCAGTTAAAACAGCAATTGTATTACCACCACGACTTACTGTCCATGTATTTCCTGAACTTACTGACCAAAATATCTCACGAATTGATAGGTCTGTTATAGTTCCATCACCATTTGTATTAGCAGGAAATGTACCACCATTAACGTTTAAATATCCTGAAACATCTGATACCAAATGTATTTCAGAACGATTGTTTCTTGTAATTCTTTGTGCCATTAACGTTTACCTCCAAAAGCAACGTCCATAAGTTTCATTAAACCTTCAGGCGATTTTTCTAACATATCTTCTGCTTTCTTTTGATTAGCAGGTTTTAATTTTTTCATCATACCAACAATCGCATTTGCAGTTGTCATATCAACTTTTACGTTTTTACCATTACCGAATCTAACATTCGATGCCTGTTTTTTCTTGACAATATTTTCTAATGCCTTTAAAACTTTTCCTTCATCTAAAGAAACTTCTTCTTTTACTTGACTGTCAACTTTTTTTTTACTTGCGTGTAAATGCTTTTCAGACTTTACAACTTTCATTTCATCAACAGGAACTTTTGTTTCTAGTCCATGTTTGAACATAACGTCATACCATTCGATGTTTCCTTCTGAATCTGGTTCTGCATGCTCTTCAGAGATACAATTTCCTTCACCCCATTTTTCATGTACAACATTTTTTGCACATAAGTGTTGACGATTAGCAGGATTGTCTTCTTTATCTTCAAGACCCTCTTCTAATTCTTTTTCTTCTTTCATTGGAGTACCATTGAAAACATGGTCTTGTCCAGGATATGGAGCGTAATCTACTTTTTCTACTTTATGCATGTTAGCAAACTCTTGTTCACCTTTTGAACGAGGTTGCAGTTCTTTTACTTCTTTGTCATCGTCTTTTGGTGCAACGAAATCATCTGCAGGTTGCCCACTTTCAATAACAAAGTTTTTAAAATTTTTAATCTTCTTTGACATTGGTCTCCCCATCGGGTTCATTAACTGATTCTTCTGCTTCACTATCATTATTCATGTCATGCATAAACTTAGAAGAGACTTGCATCTTTTTAAGTTCCACTGCATCTCTAACTCTGTTCATTAGTAAATCTTTAACTTGGTCGTTAAAGGATTTCGCATCACCTGCAATTGCACTAGTTACTGCTGATTGTGATGTTACTATTTTTTCTTCACTCATAATTTATCTCCTTATTGTCAGTATTTATAAAGAATTAGAACTAGACTTCCTCATCTTCTTCATTTCCTTCACCCTCGTCAGTAATTTGATTGTCGATTTCTTCAATATCATCCTCAGACTGCATAAGAACGTTCTTACGAACCCATGATTCAGAGTAGTATTTACCAACAAATTCATCTAAATCTCTAAGAGT